TCTGACTCTGGAGTATACACAGGATCTTGATCCTTAAGTACACCATCTGTTTCCTCAATGATAAAGTTATCGGGTTGTTGATCAATATCAATGATAGTTGTTACTGGATTTGCAGTAGCACTACCACCCGAACCTTGAGCGGTTAAAGTAAATGCAACTGAGGATGGTCCAAAATCATTCCAAGGAACAGTAATTGGAATTGTGCCATTCCTTACAGTATCAGAGTCTGGAGATCCTAATTCTGCACTAGTAGCAGGAGTTGGGTTAATACTACTTCCAGTTACAGTAGTTCCATTCAAGTAGATAAACGTTGGAATAATTGTTATACTTGTGTTTGCATATTGTGTTTCATAATCAATGCTGAAATTGACATTATATGGATTACTAACTGGTGCTGTTAGTGATGCAGTAGGAGCTTGATTTACAGTGATTGTAATACATGTCTCAGGTGATACACCACCAGGACCACTAGCAACAGCACAATATGTCTGAGTATCATCTGGACACACAGTTTCACTACTGTTAGCATTTGTATTTGTAATAGCTCCCTGTGTCCAAGAAACAGAATTACCATCTCCAAAAACTTCCCAACTAATAGTAGTGCATCCACCAGCATTAATTGTAGTTGCTGTAGCAGTCAAAGTAATTGTTGGAGGAACAAGAACATCAATATCAATACTTCTGGTAGTATTTCCAGCAGGACCATTAACAACCAGATCATATCGTGTATTTTCTGTTGGATTAACAGTGACTGTTCTAACATACCTAGAAAAATTACTAGTCTGATTCTGCACACCAGGATTGACTGCCATATTGTTGACATCACCAAAGACAACCCAACTCAATGTAATTGATTCACCAGCAATGATTTGAATATTATCATTACCGTCTGATCCATCAACGAATGTATTACCATTGCTATCGACATATGTTGCATTAAAGTTGGCACTAGGAGGAAGATATTGAATATGTCCCTGAATATATTGCTCACCAGATGCACTAAGACTCAATACAATCTCAATACCATTATTAGCACAACGCTGTAAGAAATAATCATATGATGCTCGAACTGTTGCCAGAGTCATTGAACCAGAAATATCAATCCAGATAGAAACAATAGTTCCATATGGAAGATTCTGGAAATTACAGATACTAAACCAATCAGATCTAGATCCTGCATTTCCACCATCTCTGTTTACTCTGATAGGTCCAAATGCATTAGGATCACTAGGATAATTTGTAGGAATATCAATACCACTCTGACCAGATCCTTGTGGGTCTAGAATATAGAACGTTCTGTACGGGAATGCAGTTCTAAATCCTCTACGATTGTTAACTGTACCAGCACCAATAACTGCTGGTGATTGTTCCCAAACATTATTCAAATAACCTTGGTTGTTATATCCACTATTATTAGTTTCGTCAATAACTGATACGCATGTAACAAGAGCAGCATATTCTGCTGCTGTAAGATTCTGTACCTTAGCGATATAATGATCTTCTTCTACTACAGAACTAGGTCTAATACGATAAATTCCAGGTTCTGATGGGAATGAATTACTACTTACAGAACTTCCTTGGACTGGTGGTGGTGTACCAATCTGCCTTACTTGTTCCCATTGTTGATTAGCATTAATATCAACATTGATTGGGAAATCTGACTTAATTTCTGTTTGAATATCAATATCATCAATTAGATACATTTCAGATAAAATTAGAGTATCTGGAGTAAAAATAGGTTGCTGATCTTTGAACAGTCCATCATTCTCTTCAATGTTTATATTATCAGGTGTTCTATCAACATTAATAGGAACAGTAAATGACTCTGTTACAGATCCCCCATCACCTGTAGCGACGATAACATAACTGACAGACAAAGGACCACGATCATTGTATGGAATAACAGTGTTATATGTACCACTATAACCACTCTGAGATCCAAACTCAGCGGAAGAAGAAGTATTTAAATTTACGGTAGGATCACTAGTCGATCCAACATAATCATAATTATATGTCGCAGTAAGAGTTACAGATGTATTTGCATAATCTCCTTCATAATCTATTGTCGCCTGTTGACCATACTCAATCTGTGCTGGATAGTCTACAATTAGAGTTGGTGGATAGTATACTGTTAAAGTTACCGTTGACTCAGGAGAAACTCCACCAAGTCCAGATACAACAGCACCATAGGTGGTTGTTTGTGATGGACTGATTGACTCAGTACCAGTCAAATTAGTATTTGATGGTAAATTATCTGTAGGTCTAGTCCATGTAATTGTATTTGCATCACCAGAATATGGCCAAGAGAGTGTACACNNCAAATTTACTGTAGGTGGAATGTAAACAACAACACTTGCAGTAGCAGTATCAGTCTGTGCTCCTCCAGGTCCAACAACTTCTAAAGTATAAGTTATATCATCTGAAGGATAATCAATAATTGAATCATTAGGAACATTAACAGAACCAATTGTTGGACTAATAGTTCCAGTAACAGAGTTTGTAGATGTCCATGTTAAAGTAACAGGATCTCCTGCAATGATAGGACTAGGAGTAGCAGTAAAACTAGTAATTTCTGGAGCACCTACATCATATCTTACTCTTACAAATCCATCTCCATAGTTAAAACTTCCCGTTGATGTGGTCAGACTAGCATATGAATTGTCATACTTAGATCCTCCACCACCACCGCCAGATCCGCCGTAGTTATTATCTAATCCATAGTTTCCAGAACCACCACCAGAAGC